CTGCTGTACATCTATTTTTAAATAGATTTATTGATTGTTGGAAACAGTATACAGCACATTACAGTGTACTAGGCGAATGTAGCGATCACAGAGTTTACTTTATGAAACTTCAAAAAACTCTTCCTGGAGAAGGTTATCATACTTGGCACTTTGAATCAGATACCAAAGAAAGATCAAGTAGGATTGCAGCATGGGGATTGTATCTTAACACAGTCGACGAAGGAGGTGAAACAGAATGGTTGTATCAGAAGAAGCGTATTGCTGCTACAGAAGGTACACTAGTTGTTTGGCCTGCAGGTTACACCCATGCCCACAGAGGCAATCCTCCACTTAGTGGTGAAAAATATCTTTTAACAGGTTGGGTTGAGTTTTAATGAAAGTAATACCGACGTTTCCAACAGAACTATTTGAATTCCAAAACACTGAATTAGATAATAATTCTTTAATTCCTTTGTGTGAACAGTATGCAGACCATGTAAAACATACTGAAACAATTAGTTCTATGAGAAACTTGCATGATAAAAAAGAATTGCAACCGTTGTTTTCATGGATTAATGATTGCATAAAGCAAGTTCATGAACAACAAAAATTTGATTGTGATGGTTTTAAAATTACAAGCAGTTGGTTTAATAGAGCATTACCTAAAGAAGGTATGAGATTACTTTACCACAGACACTCTATGAGCTTTCTAAGTGGTGTATATTATCTTACTGAAGGTTCTGCAACAGTATTTGAAGATCCTGTTAAGCATAGAACAGAAGCGCAACTAGAAGTGCTTAGACATGATTATCGTCCACATTGGTTTAGTGAAGCTGTACCTGGAAAACTAATTTTATTTCCTAGTTGGTTATTTCATAGTTCAACTCCACACTTTGGAGATAAAGATAGATACATTATAAGTTTTAATACAATGCCATATGGGGATATAAATTTTAATTTAGCAACAGATTCCGTTGCAAGTTTAGAAGTACAAACTAAGGAAAAGAAATATGATCAATAAGTTACTTGTACTAGGTGGCGGCAATGCTGGATTAATGACTGCACTTTATCATAAAAAGTCTATTGACAACCTAGACATCACACTTATTAAATCTGATAAAATTGGAACCATTGGAGTTGGAGAAGGTAGTACAGAGCATTGGAGAAGATTTGCTGATGCAGTAGGTATTACAATGACTGATCTTGCAAAAGAATGTGGTGCAACTATTAAGATTGGTATTAAATTTGAAGATTGGCATGGTGACAAAACTAGTTACTACCACAGTTTAGCAGAACCATATGTATACTGCGATGCATACACAGGTGATGCACATACAATGATGAGATTAATTTCAGAAGGTGTTGACTCTGAATCTTTGCATTGGGATTTACCTATGCAAGGATATATAAGTCCACCATTTGAAGATTACTATCAGTTCCATTTTGATAGTGAAAAATTAAATGCATTTTTAGAAAAGAGATGCATTGAAGCAGGTATTAAAGTTGTTACTACAGAAGTTGTAGATGTTAATATTGGTGACGGAGGCTTTGTAGACTCAGTAGTTGATAAAGACGGACAAGTTTACAATGCAGACTTCTTTATTGACAGCAGCGGATTTAAAAGAGTTATTGCAAGTAAACTAGGTGCTGAATGGGTAGACTGGTCACCATTTTTACCTATGAATAGTGCTATTGCTTTTCAAACACCACGTCAAGAAGAGATACCACCTTACACACTTTCTAAAGCATTAAGTGCTGGTTGGCATTGGCGCAGCCCTGTACAAGAACGTTTTGGTAACGGTTATGTGTTTAGTGATCAATTTATTTCTGAAGACGAAGCTGTTGCAGAAATACAAACATTGTTTTCAGACACAATTAATATAGGTAGAAAAATTAATTTTGTTTCAGGTAAAGTTAATAAGTTTTGGATTAAGAACTGTGTTAGCATTGGACTTAGCAGTAACTTTGTAGAGCCTTTAGAAGCAAGTAGTATTTCAACAACTATACAACAATCAAGAGCATTAGTTGCTGCACTAGCATCTTGGGAACGTGGCGATCAAGCAACTATAAATGAATATAATAAAATATTTGACGACTGTTTAAGTAATGTGTTAGACTTTATTCAACTGCATTATTTTACACAAAGAGAAGATTCAGATTTTTGGCGTTGGTGTAAAAATGATATAGAAATTACTTCATTTAATAAACAAAACTTAGAAAATTTTAAAACACAATTTGTAAATCAAATATTATTACCCGAAGACGGTATGCATGGAAGTTTTAGAATTTACGATCATTTAAATTGGATACAAGTTATGCATGGATTGCGTATGTTTGATATTCCTAGCATTAAAAAATTATACAACGAACGTTACAGTAAATATCGTGCTGAAGACACAGCACAACTATCTTCATTGCCGCAAACTCCTACTGAAGGCTTTGTAAAATGTAGAGAAGCAATAAACATGTTGAAAGGAAAATCTTACTCGCTATGATGATACAATCTTTAACAGTATTAGGAGGCGGAACAAGCGGACTAGTTTCAGCTATTATGATTAAAAAATCGTTCCCTCATATTGATGTTACACTTTTGCGTTCAACTAAAATTGGAATTATTGGTGTAGGTGAAGGATCAACTGAACACTGGAAAACTTTTTTACATCATTCTGGTATTGATGTTCCGACACTTGTAAGAGAATGTGGCGCTACTTTTAAAGTTGGTATTAAGTTTACTAATTGGAACGGCGATGGTAAACACTATTACCATAGTTTATCACCTGCATATGGATCATTAGACCCACACAACGAGATGCCAGTAACACTTATGAGAGCTGTTGCTGAACAATGGGATCCTTTAGACACTGCGTGGAAACGTAACACACGAGACAGTTCACATGCTGAACCATTACATGATACAGTAGCACAGTATCATTTTGATACACACAAGTTAAATGAGTTTCTTGTTAAAGAATGTAAAAATCGAGGTATTGAAGTTTTAGATGTTGACATTCAAGACGTAATTTTAGATGATACAGGTAACGTTAAAGAGCTAGTTGATGAACAAGGCACAAAACATGCCAGTGAGTTTTTTATTGACTGTAGTGGGTTTAACAGAGTTATATCAAGTAAACTAGGACAAAAATGGGTAGACTGTTCTCATCAACTTCCTATGAATAGTGCTATTGCATTTCCAACAGCCAGGACTGAAGACATTCCTTCTTGGACAGAAGCAACTGCATTAAGCAGCGGATGGTGTTGGAGAATTCCTACACAAGAAAGATATGGTAACGGTTATGTGTTTAGTGATAATTTTATTAACGAAACACAAGCATATGACGAAGTATCACAGCATTATGAAAAACATCTAGGTATTAAAGATTTACAAATAGGAAAACGTGTAAAGTTTAGTGCTGGGTACGTTAACGAATTTTGGACTAAAAACTGCATGTCATTAGGACTCAGTGGAATGTTTGTAGAACCGTTAGAAGCAAGTTCAATTGGATCAACTATTCAGCAAACGTTTTTATTGTTAGGCTCACTTGCATATTATCGAAAAGATTCATCTAGTTCATTAATAAAAACATTTAATGACAGAATGAATAGAGTTGCTACTAACATTATTGATTTTATTCAAATACACTATGTTACTAAAAGAAACGATACCGAATTTTGGAAGTGGTGTAATCAAAATATCGAACTAACTGATTTTAACAAAGATACTCTTGAATCATTTAAGAAAGCATTTGTAGGTCCAGGTTATTTTGCAGAACATCAGTTAATGTTTAGTTTTATGAACTGGACACAAGTTATGCACGGATTACATATGTTTGACTATGACTCTTGTAAATCTTTCTGGGAAACTAACTTTGCTAGTACACACAACGATCAAGTTGCACAAGTTGTTCATGAAGGTACTATTGATCATCCCGGTGAAGTTGTTTACAAACATAGAGAAGCATTAAACATACTAAAGGAGAGATATCTTGAAACCAGCGTCAAATTATAAAGTTATTATACTTGGTGGTGGCGTTGCAGGTTGGCTATCTGCTTTAGTTGTTAGAAAAAAGTTTCCATCTATGGAAGTTAGTGTAGTAGAAGATCCTAATAAGCCTCCTATTATTGCAGGTGAAAGTGGTACTACTACATTTGTTCAACTACTACAACACATTGATATTGACTTTGATGATTTTGTTAAACACACAAAATCTACTCCTAAGATGGGTGGTAGATTTAAAGACTGGAGTGGTGTTGG